GAGAAGTGAGGAAGCGTGAAGCTATTAACTTTCTTTGTTATACTGTCTTGGTTTTTGGTTTTATATTGGTGGGTATCCTATTGGAAGGAATGAACAAGTGAATGACGACATGAAGAAGAATGGCGAGGCGATGGTTGCCCTCGCACGCAAGCTGTACCTGCACTACTGCAAGGAGAAAGCTTTCAACCCACGACAGTACCCGTGGTCGCCCCTGTGGGCTATGGAGTACGCGCAAATCGCTGTCGATGCGTACGGATTCGATGATGAAGGATACGAGGATCTGCTTAAGGAGATCACACAGTGAACTATCCTGAGTTTGTTGGTGATGAACCTTGCGCTGAGATAGGAGTAGAGTTCTTCTATCTTGACGAGCATTCCGGTACACCTAAGAACATTATCAAGATGATCAAAGAAATGTGTAGCGGCTGTGCATTGCGTGAGGACTGCCTAGAGTGGGCTGTACGTCACGAGAAGCATGGTCTATGGGCTGGCACTACACCTAGCGAACGAGCTAGGATGAGGTACAAGCGTGGCATTACGGTAGAATCTCCAGAGTATTGGGTATTTCAGAACAGGAGTGCATCGTGATTTGTAGTAAGTGCAGGACTGGCGGCACATGGAATCAGGCATGGCGTGATACGCAATCTGATTCCGCATTGAAGATTGCTTTAAGGTTTCACACTGAGTGTGTTGGTGACTGCTGTTGCCAACATGCTGTTGGCGTAGATTCCCTTAATGCGTTCAAGTGAATAAAGATCGGAAAGTGTGGGTGGAAGCTATCCACGCTATGCCAACTGAGGGACCAGACTACCGATGGGCTGGGCCTACCGAAGTATGCTTGTGTGGCTGTGATTTGTTTGCCGCTGTTGTCGCGTTCGAAGATGGTGAAGTGAGCGCGTACTTTGTGGATATGAAATGTTTGTCGTGTGGTGCGCTTGTTCTTGCACCATGCGATGTAGAAGAAGACAACTATCAGGAGGATTAGAATGAGTGCAAGAGTAGAAACATATGCTGATGTAGTTATCTGCTTAGACGATACGCCTTCACGGTATGCGGGAGCTGAGATCCAGTCTCCCTTGACTGTGGCTGACGTAAAGTATTGGCTTGCTAAGGTAGAAGCGTTGGGTTTCAGTGACGAGTATCAACTTACAGAATGCCAACTCGTTATTGAAGTACACTCTCACAACCTGAATCTGAGTAAAGACATGGCTTGTGTTAATGTGTTTAACACGGAGGCCGTCTGATGTTGATTGCCGATATCTTCTTCGCCTCCGCTGTCATGCTAGGGTTTCAGACAGATGAACCAGTGTGTCATAACAAGCTGGCTGTTGAATTGTCTAATGCAGGATGGACAGGGGAAGATAATCGTATCGCTTGGGCTATAGTGAATCGTGAATCAAACAATAAACCTGCTATGATCAGTGATGATGGTGGCTATGGTTTGTTTCAGATTCAAGAATCAGTATGGTCTTCCCGCCGATGGTGGGATTGGGATACGGTATTGACCCGTGAAGGAAATATCGGTGCGGCACGTAAGCTGTGGGAGAAGTCCGGGTGGTCCCCTTGGGGACTAGACAAGGATGGTAACTTTGATTTCAGTTCCTACAGCTCGTGGTCTAGTGATCAACGTCAGTCGTGGATTGTTGAACCTTATCTGCGTTACTACTACAAGTATCCTTGCGAGGGGTAATGAGTGAACAGGAAAGTTATGTGCGCTGTGAGCGTTGCGGCGGGTCTGGTGGTAGGGTTGCATATGGTTGGACGCTACTATGTAAGTCGTGTATCAACGATGACATGAAGGAGTGGGAATGAATAATGAAATGGCTATCGCCTTAGATAGGTGGGTTACTACCCAGCCTGAGGCTAATGATTGTGAAGAGTGCAAGGAGAAGTATGCTTACTGTTTTTGTGGTGAGGATGCTGAGCAGGCTTACGCTGATACGGTAATGGATTTGCGTAAGGAGTAACAAGAAGAGGCCCCGGTCGGACACGATGTGTGTCTGCCGGGGCCTTCTTTGTTTCTACTGCTCTTCGTCTTCGTCTCGAATATCTAACATGCTAACGATAGACCAAGCAATCATTACTGCAACGAATACCGCACAGATGACTATCACTGCGACCACGGAGGTTCACCGCCAAGCTTGTCAGACAGCTTACGTAACGCTGTGCGGATCTTGCGACGCATAGTCGATTCAGATACCTGATAGGTTGCCGCCAGAACCTGAATGTCTAATCCACCGTTAGAGAACCTTACACGCAGAACATCCTGCTGCTCTTTAACTAATGAATCAAACGCAAACTTAACGTCACACAGCATAGCTAGACGAGTGTTGCCTTCACCCGGTTTCGACGGGCTACGCCCATCGGCATCATCACTGAAAGATTCAAGAGACCAGTCATCGTAGTCAAACAGGTCAGGCAACAGCTCGTGAAGCATCGTTTCACTATAGAAACAGTGATCGGAGACGCTAGTGCGCGTGACCCTAGCACGCTCCCTAACGGCATATTTCATGCCAGCCCGGTAGAGTGCCGTACCCAGCTTCCCGCGCCCCTGCTTGCCTTCCTCGCGCCAGCGATCCACACGTGTAGTGTTCTTGCACATCCACATGTAGCATTCGCTGCGGATATCATCGAAGTCTATCAGATTCCTTTGTAGATTATGGATCTTGCGGGCCACGATAGTAGCGGCACGCATCTCATATTCGGTAAATGAATCTACCATGCGTACTGCACGCCCTCAACGACGAAGCTCTTGTTCACTACAGGGATAGGGCAAGGTGTAACCTTGCCTTTGAAATCGTACAAGATACCGAAACCCTGCTGCCAATTATGGGTCTTAGCATACGTAGCTTTCGTCATGTCCATCAGATTCCCTACCTCGAATCCCCACAGGGTGCGGGTAGGTTTACCGTTCACTGACGTAGTGTGGGGCACTAGGCCCATGCGATGTGTGTGTCCACATACGATGCTCGTGCCGACCTTGCGTACGAGGCCCGCTGCCGTCTGTCCTGCTACTTGACTAGTTCCAGCTTCATCACCGTGCATGGCGTGCCAGCCGGGTAGAACGGGGTAAGCTTTGTTGTGGAATTCGATACCCATTTCGGGTAGTCGTAGGAAGTTTTGTAGTTCGATCTCTGGCAAACCTAGTAGTCCCGGTAGCCTGCGCATAATAGAATTGTATAGTCTGTCGGTGTGGTTTGATCGGATGACGTGCCCGACCTGTAGGTCTTGTAGGACTTGTACGGTACGGTCACGGTCTTTACCGATGGACCGTTCCCACTCTAGGGCTGTTCCCGTGGACCAGCGACTGATTGTTTGCATATCCATCTCGTCACCGATGGTGAGTACAATATCGGATGGCTGCTTCATGTCGCTGATGCACTGTGCTACTGCGTCTACTGCTTTACGGTCTTCGTACGGTACTTGTAGGTCTGAGATAACCCATACTCTACGCATATTTTCGTGTCCTTATAGTTTAGAGGAGCGTTGCCATAGGTTCGTTTGATGCTTGTATTGCTGCTACACCGTGTGAGAATAGAATTAGATATCCGCCTTTGCCGTCTGCGAGGTACGCGAATCCGTACTTGCCTAGCCTGCTTGATAGTTCCATGATGGAGATGTCGTTTAATGATATCTTATCCCCACCAACTAGGTAGACAATGACGTATGGGTCAATCATTGCCACGTCGTCGGGTAAGTCTTCAACGGTCACGACTTGGGCCACTGCTTCCTGAGAACAAGAATGGCAATCGCAGAATAGTTAAGCATATCCATGAACGTATCTTCGAGAGACTCATAGTTCGCATCAGTACCCTTGTTAATCAAATGAATGGCACGAGCCTGCTTATCGTGCAAGCGTACGAGTAGCCCAGCGAGAGGGCCAAGAGGAGACTTGTTAATGTTGTCAGGGCCATAGTCCTGATGCTTCTTTAACAGTAGCTCTTCAGCCTCATCAAGAATACAAGCTAGATCAAGCGTGAGACTTGAATGGTTTTCATCAACCATTTCTTTAGTCTTCATGTACTGCTTGTACGATTCTTTCATGTTCTCGTAGGTGGTATCTGCACCGTAATAGTACCCTGCTGTTGGTCGATACTCACTACCCTTAGCCCCATAGACCTTATCATTCTTAGAAGGTTTTCCCAGTCCTGCGGTTCCACTCACAACTCCACACTCCTCAACACGGCATCCTTGCCACCGGATAGGTACACGTCATTCACATCCATGCCAGTGGGCATGGACACTGAGATTGCTGTATCGACTTCTTTACACACTGCTCTACCAAACTGTCTACCGGCTTCATCACCGTCACACAGTACCACAACCTTGCGGTAATCTTGCATAAGTAGTTTGAAATGTGGCTGCCAGTTGTTAGCTCCGGGCACGCCCACGGCGGGTAGCCCGCAGATGGATGAGGCAATGATGGTATCCATCTCACCCTCAGTAACGTATAAGATGCTGGACTCTAGGGCCAGATCCTTTACGTTAAACAGTTTAGTTTTAGCTCCGGGACGGGACAGATATTTAGGTCCGTCACCCGCAAGGGCGCGATAACGGATGTCTACTACCCCAGATGGGGTAACATACGGGATAGCTAGCCTGTCACCGTAGTCTGAGTCTCCGGGATGATCGCCTTTAACGTAGCCTAGCCGGAACGTACGTGCCGCTTCCTCCGTTATCCCTCTCCCTGCTAGGTACGAAGCCACCTCGCTTAGGTTCTGCTCGTACCGGGCGGCTGTCTCCTCCAACAATGTCCTTGCACCTTCTGTAAGCTTCATTCCACTCCCCTCCATCCACATGTTTGACAAGTCCAACCGCGTCGCCCTTCATGCCACAAGACATGCACATCATCCCACCCGTCGTATTGTTCACCCGACAGGACGGTTTCTTGTCCGTGTGTAGACCACATTTTATAGTCTGCCACCCCGACTTCGGTGCTGGTAACGACCACCCGTAGTGGGTCAAAATCTTCCACAGATCACCCGCCTCGTAAACATAGGATGAGTTCGACAAGTTCACTCACCTCCATAACTGCGTAAGATTTTTCTGTGCCACTGTTTCTGCGTTTAACTATCGCTACACCTATAGCATGTTCAGGATAGTTTACGTCATGTACCCTGTGTGCTTGATAGTTTAACGCTTCTACTTTAGCTTCTTGCACATAGGATGACAGCGTAATAGCTGCCTCATTCTTGCACTCTACGATCAGGGCAGTATCTGATGTGATACGTAGTACGAGATCGCCTTCATCTTCCCGGCCCTTCTTGGTGAGCCTTTCGGTGGGAAAGATTTTAGCTAGGTACTCGTGCATGTCTATCTCGAATCCTGCACCTCTACGCTTGTTTGCTTTGTTACGCTTAGACAGGTCAGTCACCACGGTTCCCCTCTGACTGCTTGTAGCATCATGTGTTTTTCAGCAGGGAGGAAAGCGTGCCACTTTTCCCAAGCTTTCCTTACTCGCGTGACAGCTTGCTCTATCTCATCCTCGCGCACTTTGGCTATAATCCTGCACATGACACAATCTTCCACGAAATGTAACGGAACGTTGATACATAATGGGTCGTGGCTCATCGCGTCTCCATATCGCCCAAGTGCATACGTGCAGGCTCATACACTAACCAAGTAACGTTAGTGCCAGACGGGTCAGCAGGCCCGTAACGATTCTTCACAGGGGCAACACACATGAAACCCTCAGTCGTATTCGCTACAGTGAGGATGAGCGCAGGAGTCTGAGCAACCTTGCCCTGAATTGCACTACGAGGAGGAGCAGGGTTACCGCTCACCGCTTCAGACGTATGATGCAGAACAAGGAAAGCTGCGCCAGTCTCACGCGCCCACCACTTAAACTCACGAAGCAGGCTACGCATCGAAGCCCACTCATCACCGTCACTATGCGTACAGTCAAGCAGGTTATCCACCACTACGAGTTCAGGGTATTGCCCATTCAGCTCGTAGAACGCTTCAATCTCTAACTCAATATCAGCGAGTGATGGTGCTGACTCGAAACACCACTTGATGTGTGATGCTCTAGAGATAACGTCTGATGCCCATGCAGAGTCAGCCATCATCGGCTCAATGACTTGCTGTTCTGTGTCAGTAATCATGGACGCTAAGCGTAGGCTCATCGTGAATTCGTGTGTGTCGGCAGAGAAGTACAGTGTCGGCCTGTTTGCTAACCATGCCCAGTGAAGGGCGAGTG